AGTTCGATTTGTGCTTCTTGTTCTGCGCCCATAAATACTAATGGGTTGTAGATGTCTGCTATTTGTACGTTAGCCATGATATTTTCCTAATTTATTTTAGAGAGTTAGCTGCAATAGCTTGCTCAGTTAAAGTTAGTGATTTACCGGCTGGGGTTTTATTGCCACCAAGACCTTCACCACCAGAGTTATTTTGAGCTAAACAAGAGGCTTTGCCGCTATCAGTTTGCGCCCATTCTTTTATAAACTCGCTTTGCGTTTTGTCGCCTATCATGGCTTTACCATCGACAACTTGTGACATAGATTCAAAGTAAGCCGCCGTAGTATCACTATACAACGGGTTAACTTTTAACTCTGTCAATTCTGAGCTAATGCCATCGGTAATTAATCGAGTGCGTTCGCCTTTTTCGAAACCTGTGATTCTTTCAGTTAGCTTTAACATGTCAGCATCGTGTGCTGTTTGAGTTAGCGCTTTAGCATCAGTGTAGCTTTGTGCATCTTCAGCAGTTTTAACATCAGCATTTTGTTTAAATAACTTTAATGCCTCCATTTCTGCCGCGCCTGCTTGCCCTAATTCTTTACCAGTAGATAGCTTTTCAAGCAATTGTGCATTCTTACCAATCTGCCGTTAAATCAATTTTATCTAGTCCGTCTAACATGTTAAACCCTTAAGGTATGTTGAGCGCTTAGCGCTGTAATTGTTCTAGTACATTGTAACACTATTTAAATTAATTATGAAATAAGGTTGTGTTGTACAAGTATTTATACTATTGTTGTACAAGATGATTAAACAACGAGAGAGGATAAAGAAGATGAGTTATACAGTAGCAACGCCTGAACAACCAACGCATGCAGTACAGCATATTGATAATTGGGACGGTGAGGGGGATATACTATTCTCTTTCGCATTTATGGTAGCTGATGATTATTACCACTTTGAAAACGGTTCGCCAGTTCTTGAGTATCAAGGCGATATAATTATTAATGCTTGGGAATTAAAGGAGAATAAATAACATGGGTGAATTAATAGAGTTACTTAAAAAGAATGCTGGGATTAATTCCCATACTAGAGTTCCAAGTCATGATATACACCTTATCGGTAAAGATGCTGAAAGAGCGCTTGAATTAATCATGCAACTTGAACAAGGAGTAAGCAATGAAAGTAATTAACTACTCTAACGCCCGTCAAACACTCCGAAAGGTGATTGATGATTGCGTTAACGATAGCGAGCCAGTACTTATTAAGTCCAAGGCTAATGAAGTGGTAATCATAAGTGAAGCACAGTATTTAATGATGATTGATAAAATCAATGGAGATAAGTAGATGGCCACATCAAATATGAAAGTGTTCAGCAAAGAGATGCGGGATAAATTCAAGGTTGAAAATGATAGAGCTATATTTCTAATGAACTGTGAAACAGGGAGCCCAACACCTAACGAAAAACTAGCGGCTAATTATATTAATGAGCTCAACATTGAGATTAAACGGTTATATAAACGAATTAGAGAGGTTCAATCATGAAACTAGCAACTAAAGCAATCTTAGCGTCACTAGTATTAATAACTTTGTTAATTAAGACAATGCCAGAAGCTAAAGCAGAGCAGTTTGATGTTAAAGAATTCCTTAACAATGTCCATGTTCGTGTAGGTGTCGCATATAAAATCAAAGAGACTAATTTATACTTTGCTGGCGTACCAATGCGTAAAGCATTAACCGCTAGGCTTGGTGCTTGGTATAGATTTAATAAAGTGGGTAGTAAACATTGTTCTGTTGATTTAGGTATTGATCATCACTCTCAATACTCAGAGAATGCGCCGTTTAATGATAGGCCTGAATACAGCAAGTTTGAGTTGTTCTTGGATGGCACATGTACGCTAGGAGTTTTTTATGATTAAAATAATACGATTTAAGTGTGACGATTGCGGCAAGGAATGGAACGAATACATTGATCTAACTGTGCCTTGTTCAGGCACTAACTGCCCAGCCTGTCATAGTGATGAGTTTACAGAAATATAGAGGTGATTTATGACAACGATAGTATACGATCATAAAAATAAGCAAATAGCGTGTGACAGTCGAGAAACTGCTGGTGGTGCTTTAGTTACTGACAAAGCCATTAAGTATTATATTAGAGGCGATGATGTTTGGTTTATATGTGGGACTAAAGGTGATGCTGATATTTTTATAGATAATTTCGAACACAACACCGCAAGCCCTGAAAACCTAGATTGCTCGGGTATATTCGTTAGTGACAAAATTGTTTATAAGGCGTGTATTGATAACGGAATATACAAGAAAGATTTACTCCCATCTAATGAAGGGGTTGGCTCTGGTGGCTGGCCTGCTCTAGCTGCTGTTGATTTAGGTAAGACCGCAAAAGAGTCTGTTAAGTTTGCCATGATAAGAGATATATTTAGCGGTGGTAAAATTCACGTATACGACATTAAAAAAGGAAGGTTCTTATGAAAATTGAAATAAAAGGTGATATCTGTGTAGCGTCAGGTAAGGGCTGGACCTATGAGCAAATAGGCTGTATTAAGGTATTCACGCAAACAGGAAAGGTTCCGTCATTGCGTGTTATCAAGACGATAATTAAACTACTAAATAAGGGTTAATCATCAATAGCATCAAACGCGAGTTGTAATGACTGCTTCTTGCGTAACTCTTTCAACGGTATAGGTCTAAACACTTCATCAAGGGTTAATCGGCTAAACTCTTTAGCTGATAACCCGCCATCAATTAACAAGTCAGCACGCTCATTACCTAGAGCATCACGCACAAATTCACGACCTTTCTTACCTTGCTGCCCTTGCTGTTTTAGCCATTCGTATCTAGTTAAGTTAGCATCGACTTGCTTACCACCTGTAGCACCTTTACTCGCTCTTGTTGCATCACTGTCATCGATAGCAAATCTAGCGTCTAATACTGGCGCTGTGGTTGTTCTGCAATTAGGGTGAAACGGTGGTTGAGGCTTATAGCTGGTTTTCTCTTTACGCCCAGTTGCACCCCATACAATCAAGCCTTTGTTAAATACTTTAGTGCCATCAGCACCAGTACAAAAGTTACTTGTTCGCCCGTCTAAAGTAGCAACTATTTCATAGCCAATCACTATGTCACTATTTTGACTGTTAGTTTCTTGGCGCGCCAAATTACTGACATGATTAGTAGCAGTGCGAACCATGGTCTTAATTGATGCGCGGTTTTGATTATCTAGATATGTTCTGCCGGTAATAAATCCAGTACGGACTATATCACTAACCTTTTTAATCTGGTTAGCTTCCCAATCCCTGATAAATGGGTCAAGCAATCTAACGCCTTGGCTATCAGGAAATACTAATGGCGATGAATTGACAGCTGCCCACACTTGGACAGGTGCCGGTGTAACTAATTCGATTGAAGGTGATTTGATAACAGAGCTTAGGCTTTTAACTTCCCACTCTGACTCATCAACAGCAAAATCATTTAGTTCTGCCAGTAAGATATCATCATTGTACTCACCATAAATAGCCAATGAAGCGCTACGCCACTCAGTAATTAATTGATTAATACGTCTAATGCTTCTAGTCTCATCAGGGCCATCAATCAATATAAACTTAATCTCACGTTGCAACCTTGTGATGTACGGGTCAAATAAATTAGATAGATGACCCGCAAATCTCTGAGTATAAAGAGAGTGGCGTGATGATTGCTGTATTAGTAAGTCAGTCACTATTCAGTCATTCCAGTGTCTTCATTACTTATCAAGGCTTGCTCTTCTTCAAACGTTCTATCAGGATTTGCTATGTCACCTTTTTGCATGTTTTCATAAAGCGTTTGTTTACTCATATCGCCTGACATTCTAGCCGCTAACATTGATGATAATAACTGAGCATTTAGCAACGATGGATCGTAATCAGTGTTGAGCATGAATTCAGCATCTTCAGTGCCACCCATTGTGCGGCTGGCAAAGTTTAACCCTTTGGTTATAGCTTCACTAACAGTTATTGCAACGCTTGCTGATACTGTATTTTGAGTAATCTTATCGAGGCTTTTAGCTTCTGCTGACTCTGCGCCACTAGTGTTAGGCTTAAGGATGCTTGCAAGTAATGCGCTCATTCTTGTTTCAGTATCTTGTAATGCTATGCGGTGACTATCTGCATTGCCGTCTGGTTGTAATATACCAAAACTACCATCTATTGGCCCGTTCCACTTTACGCCATTACCAATAACCATATTATTATTGCCTCCTTGCGTCTCACCATTTTCAGTGTAGATAATGAATGATGAGTGATGCAGTTTAGAGCCGTAATCAGCATAGATATTGTAATGCTCAAAGTTACAATCGACTAAATCATCTATAACCGCTTTTGTTTCGGTTCCTGC